GACTGCTCGGATTATTGATAGCAGATGGTAGTCTTGTCCCATATCGCACTCCTAGCGGGGGATATGTTCAATTAACACTCATTGCTGGTTTAGCGGAGAATGCATTTCTAGAAGAAAAAGTTGAAGAATTTAAGCAATTTATTTTCACTAGGGCCAAAATTGTTCCCTATAAAACCAAGCCTCGATCAAACGGTACAAGGACATCAATTCTTCGATTTAGAGTCTCAACCAATAAATTACGTCCTATCTTTAATCTCCTCTATCCAGCAGGGGAGAGGCAAATCACTCAAACAGCACTTGATCTTTTAGGCGCTCAAGCTGCTGCATGGTTATGGGCAGAAGGAGCAAAAATCAATAAAAACGGGTCATCTTCTCTGGTCAGAGTCGGAACTACAGAAGAAGAAGCTCTTCTAATTGCTCAATGGCTACAAATGTTAGTTGGTGCTAATGGAAAGCTCGATGAAGACCATGTCAGACCAAGGTTGATCTTCGATGCTGAGCAAACCAAGAAGCTTCAAGAACAATTAATACCTTACGCACCAAAAAGTCGTTTGCATTTATTTAAACAGGAGTTATGGGATGTCAGTTCAATTCGTAGCGCACGCACTGAGTTACAACTTAGGAAAGGGGAACATCAGTCTCAAGGGGAAGCAGCAGAGGCCATGGCTGGAAATTATTCGGTCAGAAATTGATCGCACGTATCTAACCCACCAACTAAGGACACTTAAGCAAAGTCATGATGGGGCAGTCGATTACCTAGCTGATCGTGTTCCCACAGATGGTTTCTACGACTTAGAACGAATACGTTTTAATGGTGATTTACTTTGGAGGGTCTACGAACTGCTGTATCCGAAAGACACCAAACGTATTACTAGGGAGGTTCTCAATATTGCTGGACTAAAAGGAGCTGCTGCTTTATGGATTGATCAAGGACGTATCACGGGAAAACGTGGTTCTATTCGTGGTCGCTATTCAGAGAATGATTATCTAGCTTTGGAATCATGGTTTAATGATCTAAGTATTCCAGCCAAGGTTCATCGCAATAATGTCAGCATCATTCAGTTGAGCTTCAAGAAGGATTCCTTAGAAGAATTAACTAAGCTCCTGAAACCAATGATGCACTACACGATGAAGAAAACTCTGAGGCCGCAGATCTCAAAATTCAGGTAGATTAAATTTGCCCCGAAGCAGAACTACGTCAGGGGTTTGGTTCAATTCAGGAGTTCTAATTTTTGTAGTTTCTTAGAGCTTTAATCTGCACCCTGTGCGTTTAGCTAGCGTGCAGGGCTCCTGATTATCAAAATTTGTATCCCTGTTGAATTAGTCTTTTTGCTCGATCTAAATATCGAGTCTCGAGAGGCTGTGTTTTCGAAAGTTTTTCATAAGCCCTATCAGCGTCACTACCTGGATTATCCCACTTTGGATACCCTTGCTCGTATCTGCCTTGGCCTCCATCTGCGATTTCATTCCAGTGACCTGTAGCCATTAAGTGTTTTTCTAGTGCTACTCGATGATTAAGAGATCCAGGTACCACCTCTGTACTAAGTTGCCCGGATTGCATTGATAGCTCTACATGTTTTCCTGGCAATCGTGGGTCTTCATAGATAATTTTTCCTTCTTCGATAACCCGTCCAACTCCACTCTGGCCTTCACCCGCAAAAGTTACCTTTGCTGGGATACCCTGTTCATTCATCTTTATAGCTTCTTTTACCAAATCCATTTCCATGCCATCTACAGGCATCTCTGATCCAGGCATTAATAGCTGCTCTATGACTTGATCTGGTATATCACCTGTGCGATCGGGCAACATTTTTCATCTTTCAACTACTGCTTAATTCTAGGGTTTTAAAATCTCCAGCTTATAACTACTAAAATACGACTATACAAGGGATCTCATGTCTGAATGACTTCCGTTACTGATTCAATCAACAAATTAACGGGAGCCTATGGCGGTAGTGATAAATCATCGCCGTCTTTTTTAAGGCCAGAACGTGTTAAATATAATTCTCCAGCAAAAGCAAAAGATCTTGGTACTGTTGATAATCTGCGCCAAACAATAACTGGCTCTGTCGGTTCGGAGCAGGGTGCTAATACCCTTTACTTCAAAGTCGTCACGAAGGGTAAATCTGATTTAAGGGTTACAAAAAATATTCTCAATAACTTTGAAGATAAATACCTTGCTGTTGGAATCCTAGATAGCAACTATAAGCAGGTTCAGCTTAATTCCGACGGATTCGCTTATTTCAATGAAATCGTTAATACCATTCCGCGAGAAGCTATTCTTCAGCAGCCAAAAGGAACCTATTATTTTACGATTACCAATTCTCAGTGGCAAGCAATACCTTTCAGTATTAATGCCACTGTTATTCGATATGTTCTGTTAGAAGGATCGACAGACGGTACACATGAAGGAGTTGCTCGTCTCGCACTTGTCAAGCTATATGGAGTCGTATCTGGCGCTTCTGAAGGCAGCTTAACTATTGTTCCAGTGAGCCAACTCGACGAGATGGTTGGTGCATCAGTCGGACAGGATCAATCAACCTGTACTCTCACAATCATGAGGGGTACTGCAACCATGTCTGACGCAACGTATGGACGAATTAAGATGTTCTGGAAACTCAATGGATCTGCCAGCGGTTCAAGCTTAAATACGGCTACACTAACAGTTACATCCCCTGGCGGCGGTTATGGCTAATACGCCTACATTTTTGCCAGAATATAATTGATGAACTGAAGAATTAATGGCATTTTCTCAATATCTAGCAGACAAAGTTCTGAGTTGGTACAAGAATTCAACTTTTCCAGCAGCCCCCACAAGCGTATATGTTTCGCTGCATAGTGCTGATCCCGGTGTAGCTGGAACAACGTCTGACCAGACTGCTTCAATCGTTGGTGGTTCTAGTCCTTATCGTGTTCAAATAGCTGCTGCAAACTTAAGTTCTGTGGGTAGTGCCAGTGGAGGTGGATACCAAATTACCAACTCTGCCGTGTGTCAGTTAACCACTAATGCTTCTAACTCTGTAGGTATAACAGTGACGCATTTCGGTATATGGGACGCAGCTTCGGCAGGTAATTTCCTAGCATCAGGTACGTTGACAACCAACGTCGATGTTCAGCAAGGGGATACCGTGCAATTTAATATCGGTGCAATGGCAATTAAAGTGATTTAAATCATGTCCCAGCAAAAATGGCTCGTTGTGGGAGCTGGTTTAGCTTTTGGAATATCCAATGTCATAGCAATTTCAATGCTGGGACGCAACCAAAGTGGATTGCCGAAATTCAATTTACCTGTCAGTCAATATTCTTCTTACAGCATTGATGTCTTCAAGTCTGGTACAACTCAGTCTTATAACATCAAGCATCGGATGCATGATCCTAAAATAGTAGAGGAGCTAAGAACAATAAAAAAGCCTTCTGGCTTATTTGGCAAACGAAAATCAGATACCTACATACTTAAACAATCGCCTGTTGGAGATGAATTTAATCAATCATCAATTCGCAGTCCCGAACTCACAGCAAAACAAATTGCCTGTATTGAAGCAGGTGGCTCTGGAAAGAACACGGGAAGACTCGTTGGTGCCTCAATGGGATCGGCTGCTGCGCCTACACTCAGCGGAGTGCCAATCCTAGGGCCATTCCTCGCTGGAGCTGCTTCAATGTTCGGCATGGACAAAGGAGCTGAGATCGGCTCTCAGATGGCTAAAGATTTTAAAGATTGTTGAGGTCTGGACGAGAAAGTTCCACCTCGACGAGTATCGATATGCAAATAACCTTTTTTGCTATTTAGGAGGAGTCCACCATTCCATCTTTTTCCTAACCACTTACTAAATTCAGCCAGTGAATCATTAACTGGATAGATGTCCAGCGCCATTCCTTTTGAATGGTAATTGTCAATTATCTTCTCTTCTGGTCTATATCCGCCTACTACTCCTATAGGCGCTCCCCACGCCTCTCTGATCGCGTCAAATTGCTTGGCTAATTCAATGAGCTGTCTTTCGTCTTCGCTGCCTCTCAGAGGCGCTCTGCATGGGTCATATTGAAGCATCTCGCCAACGGTTAAATAGACTCCAGCTCGATCCTCTAAAACATTCCAGTCAATTGAGTCTGCTTTCTTCGTGATGAAATTAGTTGCTACTTTTTCTCTCCAGTGTGGCTGATAAATAATCCATTCCTCCCCACTACCAAGCATCTTTACTTTGCAGTGAGCATCTCTTGGAATTTCAATAATGCGAGAAACAGTTAATTCTTCTTCTACCTCGATATATTCTTTTCCTTTATCTGATAATTGTAAACTTTCAATTGGTGCTTTCTTGAGATAGGTATCTTGAGAAGCAGTTAAATGAATGGGAGCAACAGACTCTTTTTGCCATTCATTAGCTTCGACCTCTCTGCGATACATCAATCCGGGCATTTCAACGCCTGCTGATTTTGCATACCGACCTAAAACATAACCAACATCTTCATATGCTTCTGGACGAACTGCACCTTCTTTTAGGACTTCCCGCAATTCCTCAAACTCAGGTCGCTCAAAGAAGTTGTATGCCATATTCCAAGCAAAGCTAATTAATGCTGCCTGCCTGCATGACCCTAAGTTGTTCCAGCCCGGAATTTTGGACATTTCAGGCAGAATATCTCTCCCGATCAACTCCTCTGTGTAAGCAGTGCAGACTGATTCAAAGCAAACATCACCCAGTCGAACAGGCTCCCCATTGGAATAACGGGTCATGCCTGTACAAATTGTTGGTACACCTAATGGATCTAAATATGATTCAACTTCAGTCCCTTCAAACATCTCAATCAGAGAGGT